AAATTTGGAGAGAGGTGCATCCGCGCATGACCTGGTTCAATACGCCGTCATTTACACAGCAGGAAGCCGCAGACATTGCCGGAATTTCCTATGGGCAATTAAGGCAATGGAACAGTCGCGATCAAATGCAATGGATCAAACTTCCGGAACGCGGCCGGCCTGGTTCCCGGCGTCTCTATTCAGCCGAAGATATTTTGGTTATTCGGACTGTGATGTCATTGAAAAGCGTTGGAATTCCGATTACAAGCGGAACCATCGGTGCGGTGGCAATGCGGGTTACAACTCGCGCTGCACAGCTTATTAAAGGTTTCGCTTTCTCGCAGCGGGAAGGATCCATCATGGTCTACGTTCCACAAAAGGACGGGGTCTATTCCGGGGGACAGTTTTTTGAATTTGAGGAACTTCCTGAATTGCTAAAAAGCTCCGACCTGGGCGATCCAAACACATTCATCATATTTCAAGAAGATAAAATTATAAAAGAAGTCATCGAAACTACTATGAGATTGATTCGAGGTGAACAGGCAAGTCCCGAAGATGAAAGGGAGGAAAATTCCGAATGAATGTATCCCCTGCGCGGTCTCCCTGGTTTCGCTGCCAAACCTCAACTGTGTTGCGTTGCGCAGGGTGTTCACCCCTGATTGCTTTCGGGGTTGGACTCATATGTACGCAGCACGGACGGCAGCACAATTTTATGGTTCCCGTTTAATGCGGGGTTTTACTGCCGCGATGGCAGCAATAAGGAGTCGGGACTGTCGAGATGACAGTCTCCGCTCCGATAAGAGGATGTAACTTTGAATATTCAATCTTTACGTGAAAGACGCAGCGGGATTGTCGAGGGAATGCGCGCCCTCACAACGCTGGCAGAAAAAGAGGAGCGCGATTTGACCGGCGATGAGTCAACGAAATTTGATGAATATCGCGGGCAGTTGAAATCAATGGAAGGCCAGTTGGAACGGGCTGAAGTCATTGCCGATGCTGAGCGCAGCATGGCAACTGATCCAAACCAGCCACGCCGGGGTAATGACGGCACCTTCGATCAGGCTTGCCGTGATTTCCAGATTACAAAGGCAATCGCCGCACGCCTGGAACCGGGCAGCGTGGATGCAGCCCGCGAGCATGAGATCAGTCAGGAACTGGCCCGCAGGTCAGGTAAAACACCGCGAGGCATCCTGGTACCGCACGAGGTCTTTATTGAACGTCGTGATGTGTTGACCAGTGGCAGCGGCGGCAACCTGGTTCCGGAACAACACCGGGCAGACCTGTTCATTGACGTGCTACGGGCACGGCTTCAGGTCCAGGCGCTGGGCGCAACCGTGCTCAGTGGATTGGTGGGCAATCAGGACATTCCACGACTGACCGGATCAGCAACGGGTTATTGGGTAGCGGAACACGGCGCACTCACTGAATCAGATCACACGTATGACACCGTTGAATTGGGTCCGAAAACGGTAGGTGCTGAAGTCGAGTATTCCCGCCGGATGATCATCAACGCGGTCCCCTCCGTCGAGCAGCTGGTGCGCAATGATTTGGCCAATGTCCTGGCAACCGCAATTGATCTCGCGGCCATTTCCGGCAGCGGCGCTGCATCACCAAACCTTAACCAGCCGATTGGTGTTTTGGGGACTAGCGGCATCGGTTCTGTCAGTTTCGCCGGCGCGCCCACCTGGGCGAAGGTGCTTGATCATATCGCCAACATCCAGGCGAACAATGCAGATGCAAGTTCAATGGGCTGGCTGTGCAATCCATACGTTGTGAAGACAATGCGCAGCACCGTCAGAGTGGCCACCACGGATTCCCGATTCATTCAGGATGATCCTGGAAGCTTGGCCGGTTATGCCCTGCGAACATCAACGCAGATCGCAGGTGATCCAACCTCCAGCCCACTGGTGACGGGTACGCTGATATTCGCTGACTGGTCAAGCCTGTTGGTGGGGTACTGGTCAGGCGTGGACATTCTGGTTAACCCATTTCATGCCGACGTCTACAGCAAGGGCGGCGTGAAGATTAACGCCTTCCAGGACTGCGATGTTGCAGTCCGGCACCCGGAATCCTTCTGTGCTAGCACCGATATGGTACTGACCTGATGAACGGCCCAATCGAAACACGTCCGGCATACGAGTTGCGCGCACCTTCCACCGGCAGGCTGGAAGGGTACGCAGCGGTCTTCAATGCAATGTCACGTGATTTGGGCGGGTTCACGGAGTCCATACAGCCGGGGGCGTTCACGCGCTCCCTGGCTGATGCTGACAACGTCATGGCGCTGTATGAGCATGAGCAGAAATCTGTGCTGGGCCGAGTGGGTTCCGGCACGCTGCGGCTACGGGAAGATCAGCGCGGATTATTCTTTGAAGTGGATCTGCCTCCTACGCAAGTTGCGCGGGATCTGACTGCACTGATCGAGCGCCGGGATATTACCGGGGCATCATTCGCCTTCAGTGTTCCAAAGGGCGGTGATTACTGGTCAGAGGTCAACGGCAAAGCACACCGGAATCTGATCGACGTAACCCTGCATGAAATTACGGTCACATCGAATCCGGCATACGTAGATACCAGCGTGGCACGGCGACACCTGCAACATGTTTATGTGCCGGTTCGATTGAGGAACGCACAAAGATTCATGGAGACATTGTCATGAGTTGGTTCAGCAAATTATGGGAACGCAGAGGCGGTGAAGTCTCAAGCCGAGATCCATACCTGGCTGAGAAATTGGGCATCCGGGCGAATGCTGCCGGGCAATGGGTAACGCCTGAAACCGCAACCGGGGTCGCAGCGGTCCATGCTTGTGTTCAGCTGATCGCTGAGACAGTAGCATCCCTTCCCCTGGCGCCATACCGCAGAACAGACGATGGCGGGAAGGTGGTAGACCACATGCATCCGTTGTACCGGGTCCTGCATGACCAGGCCAATGAAGTTCAAACCGCAATGGAGTTCAGAGAACAGTTGATTGCATCCTGCCTGCTCACCGGCAACGGCTATGCACTCAAAGAACTGGATGGCCGTGGTGCGGTAACGCAATTGCTGCCTCTACATCCCTCCCAGATGCGTCCGGTTAAGCTGGTCAATGGTCGAGTGCGGTATGAATTTACACCGCAACAGGGCGGCACACAGCGTTATACACAGGATGAAATATTACACGTCCGGTATCGTTCCACAGACGGTTTCACCGGACTGAGTCCCATATCAATTGCACGGCAGACCGTGGGGCTGGCACTGGCGCAACAATCCTTTGAATCCGCATTCTATAAGAACGGCGCGACGATTGGCGTGGCACTGAAACATCCTCAAAGATTGACGGTCGATCAAATCACCAACATCCAGGACAGTTTCGAGCGGAATTACTCCGGCACAAGCAATGCATTTCGGATGATTATTTTAGAAGAGGGCATGGAATTTCAGGCCATGGGTATGTCCATGTTGGACGCACAATTTGTCGAGTCCAGGAAATTGACCCTCGAAGATGTGGCGAGAATCTACCGGGTACCGCCTCCGGCCATCGGCATCCTGGATAGAGCAACTTATAGCAATATTTCAGAACAAAGCCGCAGCCTGGTTATGCACACACTGCGGCCCTGGCTGGTGCGTATCGAGCAGGCCATGAATGCGGCCCTGCTGACAGTTGATGGTCGTCGCAGCCACTTCATCGAACACAACGCGGAAGGCCTGCTACGGGGCACACAGAAGGACAGATACGAGGCCTATCAGATCGGGCGTGAATGGGGCTGGCTGAATGTTAACGAAATCAGGCGGCGAGAGAATTTGAGCAACATAGGTTCCGGGGGGGACGTGTATTCAGAGAGAGGGGCAGAACCGGCTACGGCTTGAACATGAAGACAGTTTTTCAATTACCGATAACCGTTACAGAAAAGGATGCCGCTGGTCACCTGGGCGTTTCTATTGACTCTCTGCGAAGGGAACGAAAGAAAGGAAATATCAGCTATCACAAGTTAGGTGGTCGGATACGTTACACGGAAGCAGATTTGCTTGAATACTTAGAACAGAGGAGGGTGCCATGCAAAAGCAACATCTTGGACAAATTGGACAATACTGGTTGTCAAAGCGATCAGGATCAGATGCCTGGTGTAGAACCTGGTTCGATGCCAAAACTCGACAAACGAAACGTGCATCAATTGGCACAGCAGACTTTCAGCAAGCGCAGATCAGTCTCGCCAAGTGGGTAGTTGTGAATGATCAGCCAAAAAAAGTACAGGCGTCTGATGTGCAACTGGATTCAGTGATAGTTCGCTATTACGAGAACCATGCAAAGCATCTGCGCAGTGGAGAGGCATCCAGGTATGCGCTGAAAAAATGGTCTGATCACTTTGGAGAGGCCATGGTGTCGGAGGTGACGCTCACGGCGCAAGAGGCGTTTGTTCGCAAACTGAAGGATCAGGGTTGCTCTGATGGGTATATCGGTCGAATCCTCAATGTTGGTAAGGCTGCACTCAACAGAGCGTATAAAAACGGAGAGATTGAATCCATCCCGTTTGTGATGACTGGATCAAAAGGACGGGAAAGACAGCGGTTACTCTCACTGGATGAAACTGCGGCGCTGTTTGATGCGGCTCGAGAAGAACACACGCTGGTTTATCTGATGCTTGCTTTCAATACCCTGGCCAGACCAGAAGCAATCCTGGAACTGAAGCGGTTTCAAATAGATTTTGATAACCGGCTCATTCATCTGAATCCACCAGGCCGAATACAAAACAAGAAACGCAGGCCTACAGTACCTATTTCAAATTCCCTTATGCCGTGGCTGCAGGGCATTCAGAACGAATCAATTGTGTCCTGGCGTGGTAAGCCCATCAAAAGCATTAAGAAGGCATTCAGGCGCACCAGGGAGCGTGCTGGGCTGGATAACCGGGTTGTGCCTTACACGATCCGCCACACCATGGCGACTGAGCTTAGAAAGCGCGGTGTACCTGCCTGGGATGTGGCCGGGATGCTCGGACATAAGACTGAAGGCATTACAGAACGATATGCGAAATATGCACCTGATTATCGCGACTTGGCAATCAGGGCGATTGATGAATATTTTAAAGAGATCCAGCCGCTTACGAATAAGCGGCTGGTGTTTGGTGCTGGCAAGCGTGTTAGTTGCGTGTTAGCGGGGTAATGATAACACATGTAAGCTATTGATTTATTGGTCGGGGTGAGAAGATTCGAACTTCCGGCCCCTGCCTCCCGAAGGCAGTGCTCTACCAGGCTGAGCTACACCCCGAACTGGGTCCGACAAGG